CTAGTTGGAAAACAACAAGAATTAAATAAGGCTCATCAAATTCTAATACATAATGCTAACTTAGCATCTAATTTAAGATGGATGTATGAAGAGGGTTCTGTGCCTGAAGAAGAGTGGGAAAAGTACTCATCTGCTCCCGGTGCATTATTGAAATATAGACAAGGTTTTGCCCCTCCTACTCCAGTTCAGCCCCTTCCACTAAATAATGCATTTTATGGAATCACCCAGAACGCTAAATCTGATATGGAATATGTAGCAGGGGTATATTCTTCAATGCAAGGAGATAGTAAGGGAGGCACAGAAACATATCGTGGTTTATTACAAATGGATGAATATGGAACAAGAAGAATTAAATCTTGGATGCAAAATGTAATAGAACCGGGACTAGAACATTTAGGGATGGTATTTAAAGATTGGGCACAAGATACTTATTTAGCTCATAAAGTTTTTAGAATTGTACAACCTAATAATATAGATGAAGAAAAAGTTATAGAAATTAATGTTCCAATATTTGATGATTTAGGAAATGCAGTTAAAAAATGGAATGATTATTCTACTGCAAGATTCGATGTAAGAATTATTGGAGGCTCTACATTACCATTAAATAGATGGGCATTATTAGAAGAATACTTTAAGTGGTATCAATCTGGATTAATTGATGATATTGCAATGTTAGCAGAAACAGATGTACGAGGAAAAGAAGCAATCATTAAACGTAAATCAGTTTATATGCAATTAAGAAATAAAGTAGAACAAATGGAAGAATTAGTAAAAGACAGAAATGGTACTATAGAAACATTAGAAAGACAATTAGTACAATCAGGCATTAAAGAAAAAGTAAAAGATGCTGATATGTCTATGCAAAAAGATGTGATGCAAACAGAGGCAGCACAATCAGCATATAGAGAAAAACTTAAAAACGAAACAAACATGAAAATGAAAGAACTAGGACTAGCAGCGACTGTAAGAAAAGAAAATATTGAGTCTGCTAAAGAATAGTTGATTTTTTCAGCATTGCTAATTTAAATTAAGGAGAAATTATGGCTAATGAAAATACAGATAACCTATCTAAATCATCAGATTTGAATGATTTTAATATAGATAGCCCTGAAAATAATACGCCAGACACAGCTGACGATTTTTTTGAAGCTCTTGACCGTAAGGTAAATCAAGGTATACTAGAGCCGGAAGAAGAACCAGCATTGATGCAAAGTGAAGCAGAACCTGAAACCTCAGAAATGAGCCCAGAGACTGAATCGCAAGAGCATAATTGGGAAAAGAGATATAGTGATTCAAGTTCAGAAGCAAAACGACTTAACTCTCGTTTAGGCGAACTAGAACCCTATGTACCTGTTCTCGATGCAATGAGAAAAGACCCTAATTTAGTAACTCACGTGAGAGACTATTTTGAGGGTGGTGGTTCAACCCCTAAAAAAGTAACCGAAAGACTTGGTTTAGATGATGATTTTATCTTTGACGCTGATGACGCAGTTAGTAATACTGACTCAGATTCAGCAAAGGTTCTACAAGCTACCATTGATGGCGTTGTTAATCAACGTCTACAAAAGCATCAAGTAGAACAAGAAAATCAAAGTAAAAGACTTTCTACTGAAGCAGAATTTAGACAAAAGCATGAGCTTAATGATGAACAATGGAAAGACCTTGTTGATTATGCTAATTCACGAACACTTTCTTTAGATGATATTTATTATCTTAAAAATCGTGAAAATCGTGATAAGAATGTTGCTGATTCTGCAAGAAAAGATATGTCTGAACAAATGAAAAGAGTACGTCAGAAACCTCAAAGCGCATCTTCATTAGGTGGAGCTTCTAGAAATGATGATATGACTCCAGACGAACAAGTTTTTGACGCTATTTTAGGGATTGATTCGGAACTAGAATCTGTATTTGGTTAATAACTAAATACTTAACTTAAAATAGGAGCTAAAAATGGCTGATTATTTTGGAGTCTCCGATGTTTCCGGTTTAACTGAATCCACAGCTGGTATAGTAGACCCAGGTGGAAATTTATCGACTGGTGACTTACGGAGAAAATATAACTTTGGTGATAGAGTTAGCGAATTAGCAATTGCACAAGACCCGTTTTTTAGGTTTGTGTCAAAAATTGCTAAGAAGCCAACTGATGACCCTCAGTTTAAATTCACAGAAAGAAGACCTTCCTATCATAAGCGTTACGCATATGTAACAGCTCATGGAACTACTGAAGCTGGAATGGCATCAACTGATGCTACAGTTACAGCATCTAATGTAGCAGAAGGCGACATTTACTATGTAAGAATGATGAGTGATTACAAGAACGATGGTAACATCGGTCAAGTATATGGTTCTTCAACTTCTTTAAGAGTAGGTGATAACGGAACAAGACCTGAGTTTCTTCTAGAGGGCCAAATGGTAAAAATACCTCTACAAACAACAAATACAAATGCAGCTACAGCTGCTAATGCTTATTTGGTAGATGATTATATCGTAGGTCGTGTAGAAAATGTAACCCTAAAGTCTGAAGGCTCTGCTGGAGCAGCTGCTAATTGCGCTGACTTGAAATTAAGGATTGTAAGAACTTGTTCTGCAAATTCTGAACTTTCTGGTTGGGGTGCTGGTGGAACCGCACAAAAAGACCTTTCCGCAGGTACTAATGATGTATCTGCTGCTGAGTGGAAAAACTTTACTGTTCAACAACTTGAAACAGCTCGTTGTTATGTAGTAGGTAATTCTTGGGGTCAAGGTTCTGGTTATCCAGAAACATGGAAAGACCAACCTTTCTCAACCGGTAGTGGTTTAACTCAAATTTGGAAAACTTCTTTAGCGATGGACAACACAACTCGTGCAACTGTTCTAAAGTATGAACCAAGTGAGTTTGCTAGAATCTGGAGAGAAAAGTTGATTGAGCATAAGTGGGATATTGAAACATCATTACTATTTGGTAATCAGTATTCTGATGCAAATGGTGTTCAGTATACTCAAGGAGCTGTTGATTACATACTTAGTTATGGTAATCAATTTAGCTTGGCTCTAGCTACAAAATCTCAAGATTCATTTCTTGATGATTTATCTCAATACCTAGACCCACGATATAATAATAGTCCTGCTACTATATTCTTCTGTTCTACAGAAGTGTATAATTGGTTGCATAAGTTAAGTGGATACTTTGCTAATAATGTTGGAGCAATTCAACCATTTGCAGCTGGTACTCCTGACACTACTGCTTCTGATTCTTCAAAGAGTGTAGGTCGTGCTAATATCGATATGATTGGTAAAAAGAGAGCATTTGGAGTAGACATTACAGTTATTTCAACACCTTATGGTGATATGAATGTAGCTCGTAACGTACACCTAGATGGTTCTCCTGCTAAGATTGTCGCAATTAATATGCGTCATTGTTCTTACAGACCTCTTGTTGGTAATGGACTTAATCGTGATACAGCTGTTTATGTTGGTGTTCAAACACTAGAAAACAGTGGTATTGACCGTAGAGTTGACTTAATTCAAACCGAAGCCGGTATGGAGTTTCAGATGCCTGAAGCACATGCCATATGGACATAAAGGAGTAAATTATGGCAAATCCTATGTATGGACAAAATAAGTTTGACAACTCTGTTGACAGAAGTATCGGTGTTGTAAAACATCACAAACCAGCATCTGACGAAACTGTTGCATCGCCAGGTAATACATTAACTAATGCTGAAGCAGGAAATGTTTACGTTGTAGACATATCTGCTAATACAGCTGCTTTTGTTTTACCATCAGCTGCAATATCTAAAGGTGCAATATTCACATTCATTCTAAGTATAGAAAGTGACGCTGAAGCTACTAAAGACTTATTAGTTGCAAGTGGTTCAGCTAGCGAATATATTATGGGTGTTGGATACGATGGTGATTCTGTTCACGATACAACTGTAGCAGATGACCAGATAATGTTTGACACTTCAGGTGGAGCAGCTGGAGGTGGAGACAGATTGCAAGTAATATGCGATGGTAGCCACTGGTATGTTCTACAAGCAGCAGCTTTAACAGATGGTGCTTTTGTAAGTGGAACTGCAACAAGGTCATAAAGTCAGTTAAACAATAAACAATATATGGGGGCCTTCGGGCCCCTGTATATAAAAGATTTAAAATATGGCAGATTTTGAAGCACAAGTAAACGGATTAACTAATCTATCAATAGGTTCTTCTTCGACTAACCCAGGTCAAACTGAGTTATCGACATTTTTAAAAGACGCTGTTGTAGATGTTACAAATAGATGTTTAACTATTAATCCTATGGAGAGAGATAATTTTTCTAGAGAAAGTTCAGAACAAACAAGTAATGGTCTGAATGTTGGCTCAAATGAAATAATCTCAGTACTTAGGGAAAATGGGAGTAATAATCAATGGTATCCATGTAGAAGGGAAAATATTGGTTTACAATATAAGGTTACAGATACAAGTAGTTTACATTATGCATCTAAGTATAATCCAGTTTATATGATAACTCAGAATAGAAATATTCATGTATACCCAGAGCCCTCTGCTTCTGGAAATGATACATTTAAAGTTTTATATGTTAATTATGACCCAGAGGAATCAGATGGAACTGATTTGCAACATGATAGCTCTGGAATAAAATGGTTTCCAGATGATAAAGTATATTTAGTTGTTTTATATGCAGCTATTCAATCTTTACAATCTGCTTTAGCGGCTAAATCATTACCAGATGATATAAGTTTTCCATCTATACCATCTTCACTATCTCTATCAGATACTCCTGTTATCCCAGCTTTAAGTGATAATAGTGTATCTTTTTCAACTACAGCTCCGACATACTCAGGGCCTACAGTTGTTCCTAATTTTGGAGATGCTGAAAATTGGATTAGTGTAGAGGAAGACCCTGAAATGTTAGCAGGTAGAATACAAACAATTAATGCTCAAATAGGAGAGTTTCAAGCAAAGGTACAAGATTCAGTACAAAGTTTTAATAAAGAAAATGTAGAATATCAGGCTCAACTACAGATAGCAATTCAAAATGCTCAATTATCACAATCAGATGATTCACAAAAATTGCAAAAGTATTCAGCAGAAATAACATCTTATCAGCAAGATAATCAAAGTAAAATTGCTAAATTTAATGCAGATTTACAATCGTATACATCTGAAGTGTCTAGTAAATTACAAGACTATACATCTAAGATACAGAAAGCAATGACAGATTATGGATGGATGGAATCAAGAGCAAAATTATTAATGGCAAAATATGAAGGAGCGTTTGTAGCTATGGCAGGTATACAACCAAAGCAACAACAAGCAGCTCCTCAACAAGTTAGGAGATAACAATGGCAGATAAAGCATCGTCTAGTTTATCAGCATCAATATTATTAGATGAAATAAAAGCAAGTATGAGTGGTAGTCAAATATATGACCCCGCTGATGGTAATGATAAATGGGTATTTGCAGAGGTTACAGTAGTCGGTGACTCTTCAACTACAGATTTACTAGACACTGGTGATTCATATCTTGGTTCATCAACTCAAGTAGCAACTGCAGACATATTTAGATGGTTATGTATTAAGAATATATCTACAACCACTACAGAGGGAATAGGATTTGTATTAGATGCTGGTAATGCAGTTTTTAATGAACCAGATTTAATTGTTGTAGGGCCTGGAGAAATGGTAATAATAAAACCACATAATTGCACAGTGGCCCATTTACATGCTAGAAGTTGTGTTCTTGATTCAAATCTAAGACCATCAAGTCAAGGAACGGCAACTGTTAATGCTCATGTAGCAGCTATATTGGATGATGTATAATGACTATTAAAGAAATGATGGAAAGAGCTAATGTTAATAGCACTGGTTTAGCCTTAGCTTGGATAAAAGATGCTATTCATACTATTAAATCTTCTCATGGTGAAGAAATAAAATCTAATAAGCAAAACATCATTGATGGTGAAAGAGAATATATTTTACCTTTAGATATGATAGCATTAAAATCTGTTTCAGTTTTAGATACATCAGATGATAAATATAAAAAAATAAAACGATTGGCGCATGACCCAATTGTTTCAGAAGATACGAGCCCAGAATGACACCAAAAAAAATAAAAGAAAAAAAAGTAATTATGACTAAACCTAAAGA